GTGGGTCGCGCATTCTAGGCACGCCGAATCGTTCACCGAGGCACTGGAGAAGGCCAGAGAAGGGCAGGCCCCCCTCGCCGCTGAAGGCGTGAAGTTCGACGACGGCAAGCCGCGGTACGATCTGATCCCGCCGGAGGCGCTGGAGGGCTTAGCCAAGGTGCTGACCTTCGGGGCGAAGAAATACGCGCCGCGCAACTGGGAAAAGGGGATGGTCTGGGGCCGCGTGTTCGGCGCCTTGATGCGGCACCTGTGGGCGTGGTGGCGAGGCGAGGACAAGGACGCAGAGACCGGTCTGTCGCATCTCGACCATGCCGCCTGCTGCATTGCCTTCCTGCAGGCCTACGAAGTGCGGAAGTGCGGCACCGACGATAGGGGCCAGAAGTGATGCAGACCCGCCTTGGCTCGCTTATCGAGGCGTGGGCCAACACCTTCATAGGGTATTGGATAAACGTCGTGCTGGGGCTCGCCATATACCCCTTGTTCGGGGCGTCGTTCAGCTTCGCTCAGAACTTGGGTATCGGCGCGGTCTTCACCGTGGTGTCGATCGTGCGGGGGTACGCCGTCCGCCGGTGGTTCAACTACCGGCTGGCTCAGATGCGGTTGTGACCTCGGCGATCGGGCGCCGTCAGGGTTTCGTTTGGGCGGGGCTTGATCGCGCCGGCGCCGCCGATGCGGACGCCCTGATACACCCACCAAGCACGGGCGGCAGACATCCCGTCTTCACGGCACACGGCCCGCAGGCGCGCGTCGGCGAGGATGCGGAACTCTGGAGGCAGCAGGCCCTCGCGCATGAGCTGGTAGAAAGCGTCGTGTTCGAGGCTCCCCCGCATGAAGTTCTTCGTGTCGAGGGCCCAGCTTGCCCCGTCCCAAGCGTAGCCCTCCTTGACGATCAGCTGCCCGCTTCTCGACAGCAGAAGGTAGCGATTGCCGACAGCCTCCGGGGGCGGGATCCCCGTGTCGGCCATGTAGTCAGCTGCGAGCTGGTATTCGTAGCCCTCCCGGTAGTGGATCTGCATCATCCGAGCGCCTCCAGCGCCGTGATGTAGAAGGCCAGACGATCGGCTTGGCCGTTCAGCCCGCCGTTTATTCTTCGGGTGATTCTCTGGAATTCTCCACGATCCGCAAGCGCATTGAGCCCTCGGGAGTCCCAGAACCACGCAGCAGATCTTGCGGCATTCGTAGGAGTCTCCAGTAGCTCTGGCACATGCAATAGGTCAAGGCCGAGAGCAGTTCCACATGCCTTGTGGTTATCGTAGCCAGTAACCTGAATGAGTCCGTGGCCGCACCACCAAGGTCCGGGAGTGCTGTCGTGTTCGGCCGCAATTCGGATGGCTTCTGGCTTGGTGTTGCCGAGGTCTGCGCGGCCGTCATAGGCCAGACCTGATGCAATTTCCCTGACATATCTGAGGCTCCCTGATTCGTGGGCGAGCTGTGCGAGGAACGCGGCTTGCTGCTTGACGGTCGATATGCTGAATTCGGACATAGCGGCGTTGAGCGGGGGGAGGAAAACCTTCGCGCGCTTACCGGCCAGGGGGACGATTCTGTGGAGCTGTTCGAGGGTTAGCATGTTGGGCCTGGAGGTCACAGTAAAGGTGCCCGCCCACTATACACCACCAGCGGGCGTTTTTAGGTAATCACGACAACACCTTTTTCAGCCACTTCAGGGCTTCCGGGCCCAAGTCTGTGATGACGAACCAGATCGCCGCAACAGCCGCTAACGCACCACCGATGAAAGTCTTCTGCCGGTCGGCTGCGATGCACAACTTCTCCAGCCTGTCGGAGGTCTGCACCAAGAGCTGCACTATGCCCGGCGAGATGTTGGCGTCCGCGTCCGCCTTGCGGAACAGGGCGTCGTGGATCTCCTGCTGCTGCCGGCGGTCCATCTGCTCTTCCTCGATGTGTCGTTGGAAGTGCTGGTAGAACCGCTCCAAGCGGTCGTCAGACCATCGGCGATCGTGATGCCCTTGTTCGCTCATAGTGTTTAATACCCCATCGCCTTTAGCCACGATATGGCCATCGTCGCCTGACCGTTCTCACTCGGATGTACCCGATCGGAGGTCAGTACCTGCGTCGCAGGGTCGTATTTAAGCGGAACAAATGTTATTGTCAAGCCGTCCGCTGTCAGGGTTGCGATGTGCGCTTGCAATGCCGCAGTGTATGCCGCTACCGCAGCGTCACTCCCTTTGTTAAACGGCGCGCCAAGCGCATAGCTGGTCGCCCGCATGCGCAAAACTTCACCCGCATACACCGATGGCCCCGGAGTCGGGTGGCCTATCCAGTCGCAATACACCCGGCCAGATAGCACTTTTACGACAACAGAGTGAGTCGTATCGGCCAGTCCGTCGATGCGGATCAGGACTGGCCCGTAGTTCTTTCCGCCTGCGTATGTCGTTCCGCCCTGCGTCTGGTATGGGCCGTAATCCACGCCATCTACCGACACCAAAAAACTACCGGTCAGGTTCGTTTGCTGGATTGATCCGACATAGACGACAGCCCCTCTGGTAGTTGCTGTTAGCGTCGATCCTGCCGTCGCTGACCACCTACCAATAGGATTGACGGTTGATGAAACATTCGTCCAAGCACCCGTCGCTGCCAGAGATTGCGCTGTATATTTCGTCGATGTTGCGAGCCAGGCGAGGACCGCGCGCAGGGATTGTTCCCAGTGAGCGGTCGTTGCGCCGAAATAACGCATATCGTTGTAGCCCGTAAGCAGCAACACCTTATCGGACGGCATCGGTTGAACGCCGTAGATCGCGGCGATTTCCTCGGCTAACTGCGTGCCGCCGATGCCGAGATTGACAGCGGGCATCCCGGTCCATGCCGATACCGTTTTTGGATAGGGGTTTGTGATGTTCGTCCCTTTGGTAATCGAATCGCCGACGGCATAAATCGTGTCGGCTGGCGCGGTGCAGGCTAAGAACAACGCGACGGCAAAAAACATAACTTTCTTCATGACTTCCCCTTTTTTACTCATATGAAATGTTGATGGCGCCAGCGTCGAACGTCGGCGTCCCGCTCACTGTAGTTACGCGCAGTTGGGTTAAGGTTGCTGACAGTGCTTTACTCCCCGACACGAAATACGCTCGCGTATTGGTATCGTCCCCCAAGCCACCAGTGCATGTCCATTTATTGGTCGCCGCGTCGAGCAAGGAGAGCACTAGAGAACCGCTGAGGACATCGGCGGCCAGTACGGAATTGATGCCAAAACCGGCAGAATACCCAGCCGTGGTGATGGCCGCGGATGCTATTCTGGCCCCTGCAGCGTTATACGCGGTTGTCTCAATGCCGCCAGAATCCCCGATTTGCACCAGTAGATTACTGGTCCCGTTTGTGCTGACCACGTCAAAATTGATTGTGATGCGTTTCGTCCCTGCCGGAATTCCAGAGAATAGAACCGCAGTTCCTGAAGTAGCAGCAACAGGAGTGCCAAGCGTAATCCCCCCACCGCCGAGCGCAGCAATCGCCTGTGCCACTCGTAGAGGAGATACCGAGCGCAATGCCGCCTCGGTGCCGGCTTCCATCTCGGCCTGCGAGGCGGATACCGTAGCGATGTCGGCATCGTAGGCTTGAACATCGGTGCCGATGGTCAGCCCGAGCGAAGTTTTCAGCGTTGCGCCGGATTCGACAACGAAGTTTGTCCCGTTACCGATGACCACGCCATTATCAGTCGGTGTCAGTCCAGCGATGTCATCAAGCTGTGCGTCTGCTGACTGGTACGCCGTCGAAGCCGTGTAGGCCGCTGTGCCGAGTGTGCCGCCCGTTCCTATCGCCAAGGTGCTGCCGTCTGTCGCTGTGAGCGTCAGGGTGTTGCTGGCGGTCAGCGTCTTTCCATCAACAAGGGTGAGCGTCGATCCGGTCGCCGGAGCGGTGAATGTAACCTTGTTGATCGTCGTTGCCGAAGCTACGCCAAGTGCCGGAGTAACCAGCGTCGGCGAAGTGTTCATGACAAACGTGCTGCCGGTGCCGGTCTGCGCGGCGACGGCAGTTGCATTGCCGGTTGAGGTAATCGGCCCGGTCAGGTTGGCATTGGTTGTAACGGTTCCAGCAGTCAGTCCTGCTGCTGTGCCGGTCAGGTTGGTTGCAACACCGGAGGCAGGTGTCCCGAGAGCAGGCGTGACGAGCGTTGGCGACGTGGCGAAGACCAGTGCGCCGGAACCCGTTTCGTCGCTGATCACGCCCGCAAGTTGTGCCGAAGTCGTCGCCGCGAACTGCGACAACGGGTTAGCGACAAGCGCGTCTCCACCACCGACGCCGCCAGGGGTCGCCCACGTACCGTCACCACGCCAGAAGGTCGAAGCAGTCGCGGATGCGCCGCTGTTCAGATTTGCAACAGGCAGATTTCCAGTAACACCGGACGCCAACGGCAAGCCGGTACAATTGGTCAGCACCCCGGCAGATGGCGTGCCGATATTCGGCGTCGTCAGCGTTTTGTTAGATAGCGTTTCTGAACCGGCGAGACTTGCGACATTGGCGTCGGATACTGCGCTGTTGAGCTGTGCCAGCGTGAAACTGCCGAGAACGGCGGCATTGCCGACACTGGTGACATGCCCGGTCAGGTTGGCGTTGGTTGTCACCGTCGCAGCATTGCCAGTGCAGGATGCCGACGATCCTGTAGTGTTCTGGTTCAACGTCGGGAAATCTCCGGCCACGGCAATGCTTGGCGCTCCAGTCGTCGTTGTGTTCTTGAGTATTCCGGTCGCCAGCCCGGCCATCGAAACCCCGTTTATTTTCACCACCGTCGCTGCGTTGCCGACGCTAGTAACATCACCGGTTAGATTCGCATTGGTCGTAACGCTGCCTGCCGTCAGTCCAGAAGCGGTGCCGGTTAAGTTTGTCGCCACTCCGGATGCAGGCGTCCCGAGGGCGCCGCCTGAATACAGAAGCGTTGCATTTGCATCGGGCAGCGTGAAAGTTTTCTCTGCCGTCGTTGGCCCGGAGAACTTGGCGAAACCGTTGCCGGTGCCGCCGTAGGTCGAGGCGATAACTTGGGTCAGCGCGGCCGATCCGTCGAAGTCGTTACCGTAGAGCGCACGTGGCGTTGTCAGGGTTGCTGCGCTGCCAGTCGTGCTCTGGTTCAGCGTCGGGAAGGTGCAATTATCCAGGATGCCTGATGTCGGCGTTCCGAGCGCCGGAGTAACCAGTGTCGGCGACTCAGCAAAGACCAGCGCGCCGCTGCCTGTCTCGTCCGATATGACCCCAGCCAGTTGCGCCGAGGTAGTCGCTGCGAATTGCGACAACGGTCCGGCGATGAGCACGGCAATCGCCGCTTGCGTCGTGGCCTCGGCGACGGCCTCAACAGTAGCCTCAATACCAGCCGCACTAGCAGCGGCGTCCTCTGCCGACGCAGCAGCGGCTATCGCGCTGTTCGCGGCGGTCTGTGACGAGGTGAAGGTGATCGCCGTGGTTCCTGGCGTGATCGGGTCCGCGCTGGCGATTACGAAGAAGAGCCCGGCGTTGATAGTGCCTTCCTGGACCGTAACCTCTGTACCCTTGACAACATCGTTCGGACCATTGAAGTCCGTGCTGCGCGACCATGTGCCCGACGACATATCGTAGAAACCGTTCAGGGTCGTGTCTATTTTGTCCTTGACCAACACCCTCTTGTTCGTATCCGCCTCCACCACCGTCACGCCGTCGATCGTCTGGAAGCCCGCCAACGTGATGTCCGCCGTCGTCGCCACCCGAACAGGGGCCTTGATGGCGAGGTCGCCCGAAATACCGTTTATCCGATCAACCGACAGAGCCATGGTGTTCCTTTACTTTTTCGATTCGGGCGAGGCTACGCCCGTGATTGTACCCCGTACCGCATCAAGGGGTCCAGTTGGTGCCACGGCCCCTGCCGCTACGTCAGCGAGGTAGCCGACTGGGCGGGCGAGGGCCGCCGCCGGCAGTCCGGTGAAGAGGCCGATAAGCTCGGCAACATCCTTGATCGGCTTGCTCGGCTTGCCCCCGTCGAACACTGCGGAGTACAGGTCTTTCGGCAACTTCAGCCCGGCCTCCAGCGCGCTGATAGCCGGCGCCGTGTTGATCTTGTCGTCGTAGGGCTTGCTGTTCATCGCGTTGATCGTCGCCATCACGGCACGCCCAGGCAGCAGGGCAAGACCGGTGGCGAACTTCACAGGCCCCATGACGAGGATCTGCTGCGCCCAGTCGTCGATAAGCTGCCCGTCTTTGTCGTCATCGTCCGGACCACCACGGAACAGCTGCGCGATCAGCTCGGCGACGATCGCCTGCGCGTAGAAGCCGATGCCGACGATGAAGAAGGCGCGGGCAAACTTCTGCGGCATGCCGACATCGCGTGCCAGATTCTTCGACCATGCGTTCCCGAGCAGCTGGGCTTGCGTGTTCGACCAGCCAGCGAACTGCGTGAAGAGCTGGAAGAACGGGTGCCCGGCCTCGTAGGTGGCCAAGTCGGTCGGGCCTGTCGCGCCCTGTGTCTGGCGAATAAGCTCGTCGGCCACATGCACTGCGTCGTTCTCGGAGATGTCTGGCACGCGGTCCTTGACCTCGTTGTAGCCCGCCGTCCAGATGATCGAACTCAGGTAGGCATCCACCGCGCTCTGCAGGAAATACGCATGCCGCGCTGTCCAGTTTTTGGCGGAGTCATAGACCGACGGGTTGAGCAGGATCTCGTGGATATTGTGCGAGGCCGCTGATACTTCGTTCTCGATCCGCACGCGCATGTATTTCGACCGGCTCGTGACGAACTCGACGTTCTCGCTGTGCGAGAACAGGCCCCTGCCCAGCGCCTTCATCAGGTAGCTCGGCTTCTCCATCTTCAGCGATGCCGACAGCACGCCCGTTACCTGCTGCAGCGTGTTGCTGGCGTTGGCCATCATCCGGGACATACCGGCGTTGGCCCGTGCCTGCGACCAGAAGCTGCCAGCCCCGCCGAACTCTGGCGAGGACAGCGACGTCTGGTGCTTCGCCGCGCGGTTGAGCCACGGCGTAATCATGCTGTTGATCGCCTTCGGGAAGATGCGGTTGATCGCCGAGGAGATGCGCGGGCGCCCAAGGACGCGACGCACGTCGTTGATCGGCACCGTCATGTGCGAGAACAACAGCACCTTGTTGATGTGCCCGGCAAGGCTGCGCAGATCGAGCAGCAGCTCACGGTTGTAGTTCTCGACGCGGGACTGCGCGAAGCCCTTGGACGGCGTCGGGAAGGCCAGGTTCATCGCGTCGGTTTCCTGCTCCTGCAGCTTGCGCTTCTCGGCGTCCTTGACGATGTCCGTGTCGGTCAGCGCCGGCACGTAGCCGCCGCGATATTCACCGAACGGCGTCGTCACCGGGTTGGCAGTGATCTCCGAGAAGAACCGGCCGAAGACTGAGCGGTGCGCAGCCTGCGCAGCCGGCTTCATCGACTCCAGCAGATCCCACACGCCCTGCGCGAAGTCGTAATGTGTTTTGGTCAGCACGCCCTCGTTGTGCATCCGCTCGACGAAGGTGTCCCATTTCGAGGTGTCCATCGAGCCATCGTCACGCAGATCCGCCCAGCCACGACCGAGCAGCAGCTTGCGCTTGTTGCTGTCGTTGCCTGTGTGCAGGATCGCGTGCAGCAGCTCGGCCACACCACTGCCGCCGGTGCCTTTGCCGAACACGTAGCCAAGCTCCGGGGCGTTGATAAGCCTCGGCGCCAGCGACGGACGGATAGCGTCGAGCAACTTGCCGTAGGTGTCCAACGCACCAGCCCGGGCGATCAGGTAGTTCGACTCCGCGTCCTTGATGACGCCGATGATGTACTTCGAGAAAGGTCCAGCAACGCGGTTGCCGTCCAACCCGTCGGCCCACTGCTCCATCCTGCGGGTGACGCTCTTCACGGTCTCGAACAGGAGGCCGATCTTCTCGGCGTCCGTGACAGCATGTCCCTCGCCGGGCACGCGAAGCGGGATGCCTTTGTCTTCCAGTACCGCGTAAAGTTCCTCGTCGATCGCTTCCAGCGCAACGAGTTTGCCCTCGATCTCGAAGGACCGCGTGCGGCTGGCCAGAGCCCAGATGTCCTTGACGGAGTCCGAGAGGTCGCGCAGCTGCGCAAGCGGGATCTTCTCCCAGGGCCCTGCCACCATCCCGTCGATCAGCTCCGCCAAGCGGGCGCCCGTCGCCGGGTCGTGCTCCGTGACGGTCTCCAGGTAGTCCTTGGCCTTGAGCCCCTTGCGCTCGGAGCCGATGCCGACGTCGAAGAGGACCGCACGGAGGGCATTGACCGTCGCGAAGTCGCGAGACTTCACGGCGCTGGACTCGTCGTTGTAGGCCGCCAGCTTCTTGAAGCGGTCGATTATTTTCTTGATTTCCTTCTCGGCGAGATAGGCTTCCTTCGCAGAGACGTGATTGACCAGCTCCGTGCGCTTCTCGGCTGCGGCCTTCTCACGGTCTCCTTTGCGCAGCGCTTCGAGTGCGGCCTTGCCGGCGCGGGACTCTGCTGCAGCGAAGCCCCAAGGCTTCAGGGTCTTGCTGCTCTTCGTCTCGATGATCTGGCGGGCGTACTCCTTGGCCGCCTTCATCAGCACGCTTGGCGCCCCGATGTTCTTGGCCAGTGCCGACAGCTCCGTCGCCACCATCCGGGTGCGCGCGTCGTTGTGGATCGCCTCGTCAGCAGCGCGGGAGATAGCCTCCGGGCTGGACAGATCGCCGTACTGCTCCAGCATCCGCTGGTCGGTCAGAGCTTCGACTTCATCGGTGAATTTCGTCAGGCCGATCAACTGGCTGACTAGCTCGTCGCCGGTGGCGATGCCGACACGCTCGGCCACTTCATCAGGCGTCAGCCCGATCTCGGCGAGCATGCCGTACTGGCCATACTTCAGGGCCTTGCGCCAGTCGGGCGCCGGTGTCAGGGCCTCTTCCGGGAACATGGCTGCGACTTCGGAAATCTGCAGCTTGTGGATGCCGAGCGGGGCAATGTCCATGCCTTCGGGATTGAGCAGCTTCCCGTGCTTCAGGTAGCGCTCTGCCATTCGGATAGGTGTCGCGGCTACCTCGGCCTTCACTTCCTTGAAGACGGCAGCCCGCTGTTCTTTGGCGTCGGCCTGCAGCTCGGCGATGATCTTGTTGCGGCGGTTCTGCAGCCACTTCATGTCGCGCAGCCCGCGGGTCCGCAGCATCTCCTCGGCGTCGGCCCTCTGATCGCTGGAGAGGGCCGTGTAGGCCGCGAAGTCCTTGTCCGACATGCCAGCCTCAGCCGCGTCTTTGAACAGCGCTACGAAGCCGCGCGCCGCGTTGGCGGCTGCGATCTCGCTCTCGGGCGCCAGCATGTTGTCGAATACCGCAGCAAGTTCCGGGTTCAGCTTCGCGCCGTCGTGGCCGGCGATGAACTCCTTGATGCTGGCATAGACCTTCGTGAGCCAGGACGCGAAGCGCTGGAACAGCGGCTGCAGCTCCAGGCTCGGAGCCTTGCCGGTGAAGAGGTACTGCTCGAAGCTCTCGGCGAACTGCTCGTGGTAGGGGCGCTGCAGCTCCAGCGGCATCGCCTGCCAGGTCGCGACGTCGGCAATCCCGAACTGCTTCAGGATCTCGGCCATCCCCTTCGTGATCGCTTCCGGGGCATCAGGCTGCGAGGCCAGATCCGCATAGACGGTCAGGAAGAAGTGCCCGGTCTCATGCAGGAAGGTCGAGAGATTGGCGTCAGCCAGCAGGCGGAGGTCGAGCGTGTTCGGGTTGAAGCTGCCGAGCTTGTCGCCGTTCTTGGCTGCGTAGAGGTCTGTCGCTTGCTGCCACAACGCACCGGTGATCTCGTCGATGTAGTAGCTCTTGGCCGGGTCGAACTTCGAGAAGTCGATCTGCGCGGCGGTGTCCGGGTGCTTGGCGGTGATTTTCTCTTTCCACTTTGTGGCCGTGAGCGCGCCGCCCGGCAACGTCCGATCGTTCGCCAGCGTGATGGCTGCAGCTTTCAACGCAGGGATCTCCGCCGGCGGCGGGACCGCGGCCATGGCGTTCGCTTCCGTCAGGCCGCCGACGTGCGGAGCAATGACGCTGCGATCGCCAAGCAGCACCGCCGTGCCTTCGTTGGTGAAGTTGTCGCGTTGCAGGTATCCGTCAAAGCCGGCGTCGATGACCGAACTCTCGAAGGCGTTCGCCTTTTCGTTGTTGGTGGCGCCTGCCCGATTGCGGTACAGCTTCAGTGCGTCAGCATCGGCGTCGTACAGGTTGGTGAGCGTCGCGACGTGCGCGGCCCCGCCGACGCCTGCTTCCGGGTGGATGCCTTTACCGTTCGACACGTAGAAAGCGATGCGCTGCTTAATGCGCGGATCGTTGGGCTCTGCCAAGCGCGTGCGCTCGGCCCCCTGCAGCCCGGTCCCGAAGGCGGAGCTGGTGAGTACGCCACGCTTCTCGCGGGAGAAATGGATGCCGACTACTGGGCCGGCGACGGCGCCGGGCTTTGCTGCGGTGTTTTCTTGGTAGAGCTTGCCCAAGCCTTGCGCGTTTTCGCGACTTGCTCGGGCGTCAGCGTAGCCATTGAAGTCAATCGTTCCGTTGTGCTCATCGACGGGCGCGGCGCCGATGCGTTCCCACCAGCTTCTGGCGCTGGGGACAATGTGCCAGATGCCGAGTTCCCCGACATCGTTGGTGATTGCTGCGACTGTTTGTTCGGCATAGCGTTTTCCTCTTTGGTCGTTTGCCACTTCGATGTCGAGCAGCATGGTCGGCCAGCCATCGGCCAGCTCAAGTACAGTGTAGCCTACACTACGACCATTTGCATCCTGAATTTCGTACTTCACCGCGCGCTCGTTGCCGAGCGGCTTGTAGAAAACGTCGTGCCCTTCGGTCACATCCACTGGTTTTGCGAGCGCGATCTGCCCGTTCTTCCACGTCGGGAAGCCGTTCTCGGTGCCAGCCTCGGTCCATGCAACGGTCTTGCGGATCGCTTCGACTTGAGCCGGGGTGACGGTCTGGAAGTCGCGGGCTGTCTGGTGCAGGTACGCGTCGTGGATGTCGGACTCCATGCCCCGCGCCGGGAAGGTCTGTTCGCGCACGTCAAACACCTCGGAGACCCGCAGGCCCGTCTTCCCTGTGCTGTAACCTATAACCGCGTCATACCCAGCAGCGCGCACCGCGTGGGCGACGATGTTCTCCTGCACGGCGTAGGGGAGCAGATTCCCGCGCCGGCTGTTGCGCACGATCTCCGCTGCGAGCCCCGGCTCGGCGCCGTAGCGCGTTAGCATTTCCCTGACGTTTTCGATTTTCTGCGCGGTATCGGCGCCAAACCCAGAAATGGCGCGCAGCACATCGCCCCGCATGGCCTCGTAAGCCTTCTTGCCCTTCAGGATGTCATAGGCCGCTTCAGGAGCTTTGCCCCCGGTTGCGCCTTTCACGAACAAGGGGCGCCGAACGAGGGTTTCCCCCTTGAACTCTTCGGCCCTGCCGTACTCGTTACCTGAAGCGAGGGTTCCTTTTTTCTTGTAGTGCTTGGCCGTCGTTGCCCCTGTTGGTAGGTAGAAGACCCCTGTGCGGATCGCCTGCGCACCCTCCTGCGCCTGCTTCTGGTAGCGCACTAGGTCGATAAGCAACCCGTCTTTTGTGATCTTGGCCCCTGGGGTGCCAGCCACCGCATCGATGAACTCTTGCGACGTGGGCAATTCGACGGGTACGTTCGTCTGCAGGGCCTGTTCTGGCGAGATTTGGTGCAAGACCGGCCCACCATACGCTGCGTTGAGAAGCGCGTTGCGTTCGGTCTGGAGCTGACCAAGGCGCGTGTTCAGTGCCGCGCGCTTCTCGGGCGAGGTCTCTGCCAGTTTGGCCAGGAGGGACCACATCTCCCCCTTCACTTCTTCCGCAGTGCGAGCCCGCTGGTTCAGCACATCCGACAGCTGCGTGCGCGGACCCTCGAAGTCCAGCCCGACGGTGAAGTGCGTGCCGTCCGGGAGCGTGGTGTAGAAGTCTTCCGGCTCGGTAGGATGCACGGTCACGTCGGTAGAGGGGGTGACACTGCCGTCCTGGTAGATCAGCCCGTGCCGCGTGAGCACCGACTCTTGCTCGAACTTCTTGGCCAGGGCCAGTGCCTGCTCAGGCGAGACACCGGTCACGACGAAGGAGTTCTCCGGCTGGCCGTAATGCCCCTTCACTGGCGTGGCGTCGAACCCTTGGGCGGCCAGATACTGCTGCAGCTCGGCATTGCGGGCTGCGTTCTCCTCGTCGGAGAGCTTCTGCGCGTTCGGATTCTCCGCTGTCAGAATCGTCCAGTCGTCGGTCTTCAGCAGGTTCGCGACGCCGGCCTGCGTGAAGGTGGCCTTGGAAGCCTTCTCCAGTTGGTCGAAGCCCCGTGCCGCGTTCTGCGTGCCGCCGATGTTCAGCTTGTACCCCTTGCGGGCTACGCCTTGCGCGTCAGTCCAGCCGTCACGCAGCTGCAGAGGGGTTATCCCCAACTGGCTGGCCATCGTCGTGTAGAACGCGCCTGTGAGCGTCGCGTAGCTGGAGGTGGCCTGCGGTCCGAAGCGGCCGAGGGCGTCGAGCTGGGCCTTGATGTCGTCCTGCACGGTCTTGGCGCCGGCTACGAAGTCCTCGTTGCGGGACTGCTCCTCGATGATGCGCTCGGCTTCCTTCTGGAAGAACTCGGAGGCCTTGGTGCCCGCCTCGCGCGTCTCGGCGAGCGTCGGGGCGTCAGCCCCAAAACGGATGTGCGGGATCAGCGCAGCTTCGGCGCCGGTGCCCGCGAGGCCGGTGAGCAGTTCGCCGACTGGAATCTCGATGCCCGGCCCCGCGATCTCGCCGGTGGCGAGCTGTGCCGCAGCGCTGGGCAGCACGGACACATCGATCCCCGCTTCGGTCAGTACCTCGGTGAGCTTGGCGCTGTCGATAAGCACGGAGGCGTCGGGGGCGAGGGCCTGGAAAAACGCCTTCAGGGTATCGGGGTCGCGAGCAAAAAACGCCGGGTCTTGCAGCGTCGCGAACATCTCCTGCATTTTGGCCGCGTTGATCTGCGCCTCGCCGGCTTGCGCTTCGGTGCCGATGTACCGCCCAGCAGCGATAATGCTCGCGTCAAAAGCCCCGCCAGGGATCTCGGCAATAGCCTCGCTGAAGGCGGCATTGAAGCTGACCTCCTGCCCAGATAGCGCGGAGCCGGCCACTTCCCCGCCAGCGCCACCCGCCATCTGCACGCCGGTTTGCGCGGCGAGGTTGCGACCTGTGCCTTTTGCAAGACGCACCCCTCCGGCGATGCCGGCGGTTGCGGCGTCGAAACCGCCGATTATTGCGTTTTTAACGAAGGCCCTCTGCACTGTCCTCTTGAACTCCGGGTCGGTGCTCAGCGCGCTGATCGCCTCCGTGTCGCCGAGGTCGATCTTGCGCTTGTCCAGCTCCCCGGAGATGTCGGCCTGAAAGCCAGTAAGGAACGAGCCCCCACCGGTTCCGCCCATGAGGCCGCGGACACCGCCAACAAGACCGCCGCCGATCATGAGCGGCATGACGGGGAGCAGCTGCCCTGTGGATTGGGCCATCAGCTGTGCTGTAACGGCGAAGGGGGCGTTCGCGAAGGTTCCGAGGGTGTCGCGCACGCCTTCGGAGCGGCTGAAAGCCTCAAACTCCGGCGTCATGGGGAGTTTTTTAATGTCTCCAGTGCGGCGGGTGTATTCAACCAAGTTCTCGCGGTAGCTCGCCTCCGCCTCCGCACGACGGCGTTTCAGGGCCTCTGGACTCCCACCCACCCCAGCGAAAAGGCTGCCGTATTTTCCGGTGAGGACGCTCTTATCCCCGCCTTCGAGCGCGGCCACCGCGTCAAGGATCTCGACGGACTCCAGGATAGTCGATGCGTCGGAAGCCCGGAGCCCGGAGGTCAGGCCGCGCTTGAAGGAGGTCAGCACCCCCTCAAGGGCTGACAGCTCCGGCACCTTGTCCCGGTACAGCCCTGCGTTCTTCGGATCGAGCAGGAAATTCGTGGTCTTCGGCGACGTATCGACGAGCCCGGTGAAGTCGGTGCCCTGCAGCACTTCGTGGCGCTTGGCTTCTTCAGGGTCTGCGAACAGGGACTGCGGGGGGATGCCCGTCGCGCGCGAGAGTGAGATCTGCTTGGCGAAGTCGTCCGGGCTCGTGCCCGCTGAGTTTGCCCAGTTGTTCCGCAGGGTGGTTGCTTTGAACTCGGATTCTTTCGCTAGGAAGGAGTCCAGACCGGCCTGCAGATCGTTATCGGGCATTTATCGTAGTCCAAGTTTTTGCTGCTTATAGTAGGTCAGAAGCTGGGCGTCTGTCGGTTTCGGGATGCCGTTCGCTTTGAACAGGCTCTTGATGTCGGACAGTGATGCCGATGGTACATCAGAAATGCCCAGCGACAAAACAGCCACGGGGTTGGCGTCCCCGTAGGCGAAGCCCGCGAAGGTGCTCTGCAGCCGCACATCCTGCCGGAACAGGGTATCGACGTGCTTCAGCATCTCGACTTCGGTGAGCTTGCGGCCGATCTGCTTCTGCCGGTCGAGCACGGACTGGTCGAGGATCGCACGAGCAGAATTCACCCGGGCCTGCCCCGCGGTGTCAGTCTCTTTCGGCGTCGGGTCGATTTCGAGCATCCGCAGGCGCGAGGACAGGATCGTGTGCAGCGTGCCGTTGTCCAGAGACTCGGCTTCGGCCACGTTGCCGCCAAGGAGGGCCGAGCGCTGGGTGTCGAATCGCTTCCAGTCGTAGGCCGACAGCTGTGTTTTCATCGGCCCCGTCCATGCCGAAGTCGGCACGCGGGCCAAGTAGTTCGGGTCGGAGTTGATCTGCGACAGGAGGCCCTGGCTGCTGTCCCGTGGGGTACCGGCGATGTGTGCCTCGAAGGTGCTGCGCACCTTGTCTTGCTCCACCGGTGGCAGTTTGTTCAGGAGGCTTGGAGGCACTTCGGCGAAGGTGCGACCCTGCCCCATGTACTTGTAGATCGACTCGGTGGTGGTCTCGATCTCCACCTTGCGGGCCTCTTCCATCGTCTTGAGCTGGTGCGTCACCAGACTGGTGGCTTCCTTTGCCAAGTCGGGACGCCCCGGATAGCGCGCGGCCATCTGGGCTTCGACCTCACGTGCGGTCGGCTGCACGATGTCGGGCGCGGCCTTCGTCGCCCCCAGAACGCGGGAGACATACGGCTTGGTTTCACCCGGCTGTGGGAGGAAATCGAGGAACGAAATCGGGCCATCTTTTGCCGGGTTGTAGCTGCCAGGCCTCCCCGGGAACGTCGCGGTGAGCGTGCCATTCTCGCGGGCGGCGGCTTCTGCCTGCTGGAACCTGTCGAAGCGCTTCTTGGCCTCGATGACGTTCCCCTCGCCCGCGTTGTAGGCTGCCGCAATTTCCTCGGGCTTGTCGAACATCTTCATCAGCCGCGTGACGTGGGCCTTCTGCAGCTTGTCGTGGTAGGCCTTGCCCTCCGGTGTCGGGGAGTAGAACAGCTCCTTGTCCCAAGGGATGCCCGCTTCTTTCGCATCCTGCTCGGCAGAGGCCGGCATGATCTGGTGCGCGCCGACGGCTTGCTGCCCCTTGCTCGGTCCCGAGGCGATGACCGGGCCCAAGATGACCTTGCCATCTTTCCCGAGGTGTTGCCCGCGGGACTCGGCTTGCGTGATGTTTCGCTCCATGTCGGCCTGCACCAGGACGGAGGAGAGCTTCCCTTCGACCGTCTGAGCGGGGAGCACGACCGTGGTCAAGAACGTCTGGGCGTCGGTGCGTACCTGCTCCGTCTCGCGCAGCTTGGTGACGTGCTCGTTGAGCTTGATGCGGGTGCCGGGGTCGATGACCAGGGTGTTTGCTTTGAGGAGCGCTTCCGCGCGCGGAAGGTCGCGGGCATCGAGAGCGGAGGTGACCGCTCCAGTAATCATCGGCGACATCGCCTTCTGTCGCATAGCCATGAGCGTGTCGGGGTCAGAGATCCCCTGCTCCTTGGCGGTAGCCATCACCAGATTTTCGAGCGCGACTCGTTGGTTGTCGAAGCCGATAGGGTCTTGCCACTGCACGATGCCGGCATTGGTGGCCGTGGTTGCGGTGCCCTCGCGCACAATGCCTTTGTACCGCTCGGACTCCGTCATCGAGTGCCGCAGGATGTCGGACTGCAGACCCAAGACCTCGCGGTCGGCGTGCGATTTCAGACGAGCCTGCTGGGGGGCCGACAGGCCAGACATAACCCCTTCGACCGTGGTGTTGAGCTGAGACTTGTAGCCGCTCATGTAGGTCGGGGTGAGGACGTCGCCGCCCTTCACCTGGTAGGCGCCTTTGTCCCCCATGGTGAGGTCGAGACGGGCCTGCCTGATCTTGTTCAGGGCGTCTTCCGCCTTGAGCGCGTCGAGCTTGTCCGTCTCCTGCTTCATGATGGCGCCGATGTCGCTTACGAGCTGGGCAGGGCCCATGTCTGGAGCGACGCGCACCGGGGTGGCGTTGTAGATGTCGCGCGAAGGCCGCGGGGTGCTCAGGCCGTAATCTTCAGGAGAGGGTAGGCGTGCCATCAGTCGTAGATCTGCCCAGAGAAGGTTTTAGGATTGAAGGGCCCGTTGGCCGTGAAGCTGCCTGTGTAGTCAGAGACCCCTGCGTCGATGCCCGGCGCTGGTCCGGGCGCGAAGCTGCTGAACATGCTGGAAGCCCCCTTAGCAACACTGCCCAGGATCGAGGCGTTCCCTTGCGCTCGTGCGTTTGCGACCTCGGCGTTGCCGCGGTTCGTGGCCTCCACGAGACCTGCCTGGCCACGGTACTGCAACCCCTTGGCCCGTTCGGTGGAGGCGTAGGTGCTGTAGCCGGCGTCAGTCTCACCGGCACCGACGATGCCGGCCATCAAGGTCTCGTCGAGCGGGCCCCCACCGGAAGCCGCAGACACCGCCCGCGCTCGTGAGAGCATCAGGTCGGCCTTCTTGCGTTTCGCTACGGCCTCGTGCTGCCCGGCTGCGAGTTCCTGCCCGGCGGCGTAGTCCATCTGCTTCTGGTTCGCCAGTGCGGCCTCTTCCCCTGCTTTTGCATTGGCCCTCGCGGCGTCGTTTTGGGCCTTGGCGCCCATAACAGATGCGGCTATCGACGCGGCCGTTGCGGCGTAGGAGACCCATGCGGGGATCGCGGCCATGAATGCCATGTCAGCTCCTTATCAAAGTTTCACCGAAGGGGCCGAAGGCGCCTGTCGGTCTCCAGCCCAACTTAATGAGCAAGTAGGCCGCTGTCGGTTCATCAGCATTCGCGATCGCATAGACAGGGCCCTTTGTTTTCTCAACGAGTTCCATCAGCATTCTACACCCTATGGCAAGCGCTTTCCTGTTCTTGCGCAGCGCCCCCCGGATCTCACTGAAGGCGACCGGCTTGCCACCGAGGTAAAAGACCCCGCCGATGCCTACCAGCTCGCCCTCGCACCGGGCCGCGTAGCCGCGGAAGGAGGTCTCGGGCGGGCCCTGATACCACTCCTCGGCGTCGCGCGCGGTGGCGGGGCTGAAGACGATCTCGCTACTTGACATGGCCCGTCACCGACAAGACGGTCGCGAGGACCGTGCAAGGCCGGGGGCTGGCAGCGCGGAGGCACAGTCTGGCGTCGTTGCTCCAGGCACCATCGACTTCGAGCGAATCGGCGTTGTAGCTGACCCAGATTTTGTCGGGATCTACTTCGCCGCCTTTGTCGTCAATCAGGGGCATGCCGTCGAGATTGTCGTAGTCCTGCCCGTAGCGCAGACCTTGCGCGTGGGTGTTGGCCAGAAGAAGCCCGACGTGATGCACTTGCTGCTGCTGACTCAGGGGCACCTCGGACACGTTGGTGAATTTCGCGCTCCGGAAGTCTGCGGTGTAGGGCAGGCCGATATATGCCAGCGTCACGGCTTCGGACAGCGTGATGCCGCCACTGGACACGACGTAGGAGCCAAGGTCTTTGCCCCCACCCCAGACGACAACCGTCTCGCCTTCGAGGTGGTCGAGACCGGTGATGGTCGTCGTGGAGGCTCCGCTGTACTCGATCGAGGAGTCGGACAGGAGCGTCATGAGGTCGCCTTGCCCCTCGGTCTCCAGGGCCCACTTCTCGACGTAGCGTTTCGTGTTGCCGTTGATCGTCCTGCGCACGGTGTAATAGACGAGATCCTCGATCGGACCTGGGAGGACCGTTACGTCTTCGACGAGTCCGTCGGTCTCGTACAACACCCAACAAGTCACCTTCTCCACGCGGTCGAAAACGAGGATCGCAACAGAGCCATCCGCACGCACGCAATGGATGCGCGTGTCCGGTTGGCGCTGCACGGCAACACGGAGAAAACCCGCGGCGCCGATCTCAGGAACGATCGCCGTGAGGTCGTTGGATGTGTAGTTGTAGGTCGAGCCATCAAGGGCCAGTTCATAGACCCGGGAGCCGCTGCGCTGCACGTAGATCCCGCCAGTATCGACCTTCACGGCACGCAGTGCGGCTGAGCCGAGGGTCGATGCTGGCTTCAGGCTAAAGGCCGTCGGCGTGAGGGGCTCGTCAAGCGAGCTTGCCTTGGCTACCAGCTCCGCACCCTGCGTGCCTACCAGCAGCGACGGCAGGGACAGGAGCCAGTTGATTGTATCGACCGGCCCGGAACCGATGCTGCGCGAGATTGGTCCGGAATCCCCCTCTGTCTCATCGTCGAACGAGTCGAAGGCGTCGGACACTGACCCCCATATTTTGTCCTTGCCGGCCCACCATAGCCGCCCATCGTGCATGGCAACGGCGCTCGGATACCCGCGCTTGGCCGACCACGCGCCCTCAGACCAGTCATCGGTGGAAGAAGTGCTGCCAAGATCAGAAAGCACCGAGGCTGATACACTGGTCGGGCTGCTGTACCCCGTGATTCGCGCAATGCCAACGATCGACCCTGCGGCATAGATCAGTTCGGACAAAACACTGTCGGCAACCGTGAAATCGCCCGTCTTGATACCAAGCCGGTAATAGGCTATCTGATTAGGTAGCAGATCGCTGTAGTTTCTCACGCCGGCTGTGGTCCAGCTTAAGACATCAAACCAGTCGCCCGGCTCAGTAAGGGAGCGCTGCAGGGTTACGGTCGTCGTCGCGGTGAATGTCGGATTGGCAGAAATATTGACCGAGAAGGTGCGAGCGTTACCGACTCCGGTAACGCGAATGTGGTTGGTGAAGGTATCTTCAGCGGTCAGCGTCGAAGATACTGTCTGCCCGGTCGAGACCAGACGGAACAGTGCGCCGACCTGTGATGCAGAAAACAAGCCCTTGCTCGCCGTCAGTGTGACATCGCCGGAAACGGCCGATGCCGTGATGCGGATTGGCCCGGTATTGGTTACTCTAAATGGCCCGTCAGTCGGAGCGTATTCGACCACCGACCATGACCTGGTTGCTTGGCGCTCAATACGCATCGGCGCGTAGTCTTTGCACGCAACAAATATCACATCGCCAGACTGCGAGCCGTCACCGCCGCGAATTCCGGGCAACGCGGCCACAGGCCACGGCGTAGCGACGACCATATCGCCCGCCGCCTCAACAGTCACGCTATCGACCAGTGAGGCCGCGTCACCAGTACTAGACAGTCGGATATGGAAGTCCCCGGTCGGGGTGAAGGCCAGCGAATGATAGCCGGTGCGCAGTACGGTCGCATCGCGATACTGCTCTCCGCCCGAGCTTGAACCGATGCGGATAGTCACCTCGCCGCGCTGGATGTGGATAGCGAGGGCATGCTCCTTGTTCAGGTCCCCACCGGCCACCGTGACCTGTTGATCGCGCATCGCCGCGTTGGTGCCAGTGCCGAGCAGCGACAGATAACCGCCGCTCGCCCAAGACGAGACTGCTCCGGGTTCGTCGGCATCGGTCCATCCGCTGATCGCATAAAACGCTTGCAGGGTATGCACGCCTGACTGCGTGCCAGAGGTATTGATTGCCGCACCACCAACCGAGGCCGACAGGGTAATAGCGTTGGTTCCAGTGTTCAGCGTCTTGACGTAGTAGGTCGTCCCGGCGACAAGGCCGGTCGGTAAAGCGCCTGTGGTGGCTAGCGTTACCGGAGCATTGAGGGCGAACGAATCGGCTCCGGCGTAAGTAATCACGCCAGGCGAGGCGATGGTTATGGTAGCAGTGTCGGTGTATTGCGCGAAGCCACCATTGCTCACGGCAGAGGCGACCGACGTGCGCGTGAGCACCTCGTCGTCAATCACGACGCGCATGGCGCTGTCGGTCAGTTCAATCAGTGCGGTGGCATCCGCCGCGAAGACGAACTCCAGATGCGCGGCTGCGGCGTCGTCCTTCGTGCTGTGTAGAAAGCGGGTGCCAGGGCGGAGGGACATCGCCCCGAGTACGCGGGGCATCCAGTTCGTCTGTTCTTCCGCGGACATCGCCATGCGCTTCATGTCGGCGCGTGCCACTGCGAGCGGGGAGACGATCCCGCGGTTGAAGGCGAGGAGTACGGGGCGGGCTTCCATGGGTCAGCCGAGCAGGGAGCCGCGACTGCCGCGGTCGCTGCGGCCACGGCCACGACGTGCGGACACGAAGCTGCCGGTCGGGGGGAAAGTCGTCGGACCTTCCATCGCGCTGCTGGAGCGCGCGTCGCGCAGCCGTTTGTCGGCTACCTTGAGCAGCGTCCCAAAATCGGTGGCGCTCTGGTTCAGGCCCTTGATGATTTTGCTGGCCAAGTAGGCATGCACGTACTCGACGAAGTCTTCCGGCCAGAGGCTGTAGTCCCCGCCGTAGGCTGCGTCGTTGCTGACGTACCCCAAGAAGATCGGCTCGACGTCGGTGAAGAAGTACCGCTGCTCAGTCGTGTAGCTCAAGAGCGGGCTGTGCATGTACTCGTCGGAGCACAGGGCCGTGGTGCGGATGTGGTCGTCCGGGATCGGGTAAGCCTTGCGGTAGCCGAACGTCGGTTCGATGGTCGTGCTGGCGGCCAGCTGCACGGTGCGGGTGGCGAAGCGCCACTGCCCCTGTCCAAGGCAGAAATTCACCGCGCCCGCGTCCCAGACACTGTCAAGGTCGCGCCGGGGCTTCCGGTCCTCTGACAACGAGGCGATCGCCCGCTCCCCGCATTCGCGGAGCGCTCCGTTAAATAGCGATAGCTTCGTTGTCATGGGCTCAGCTCAGGCTTTGTTCAGCGATCCACTTCTCTGCTTGGTCGCGGGTTTCGCCCTTCTCGAACATGATGGCTTTGTCCGAGTTGCGCACCACGCTCCAGCCGGCGCCGCCGCGGTGCTTCACGGTGAAGTCGGCATGCTCGACTGCAGGGTCCGTAGCTACGACCTTGCCGACGAAGTCATGGTGGCGGAGCACGGCGACGAGCGCGGCGTTGGCCGACGAACGACGAACATACAGCTCGGCGAACCACGAGCCATCTTCAGCGGTGACTTCGATGCGCGAGCCAGGCTTCAGGTTCTTGGCGACGTGGGACCAGTATTCGGGGGCCAGCATGTCGTCGAGCGTGGTGCCGATCTCGGGGACCGTCGCGAAGATCGTGCGGTCATACTCGGCGGGGCGAATTCGGTTTTGCAGGATTTTGACGGACACAAAAATCTCCTTGAGGGGCCCGCCCCAGTATTGGCGCTCGGGGCGGGCCTACCGACTATCAGTCGGAGTTGGTTGCGGAACCGATGACCGTGCCGTCGGACAGATCGACCGAGCGATTGACAGCGCTCAGTGCGATGACCTTGTGCGAAGTCAGGGCCGTTGCGTCGGTGGTCGAGTCCTTGTGATACACGATGTCGCCCACCTTCATGCCAAGATCCTGGCCGTTGGTGATGAAGCCTGCAGCGTCAGCCGCGGCGGTGGCGTCAGCCGAGGTGTGATACCAAATGCGCAGGCCAGCGATAGCTTGGGTGAGCAGCTGCGGAGGTGCGGAGGTCGAGTAAGCCATGGTGCTTCCTTTCAGGAAATATGGAACGTGTTGGATTTTGAACGATTTACGGACGACAGGCAAATGCGAAGGTTCAGCGGAACGTGCAGACCGGACACGTTATCCCCTTGCAGCGGGATAACGTGATCCACATCAACTTCTAAGCCAGCCTCTCGGAATTCGCGCGCCTCTTGGTAGATTTGCTCGATTGCTTTGAGGTCGGACCACAGCGGCGTGCGATGTAGCAGGGCAGCGCGGCGGGTGTTCCGGTAGAACAGCCCCTTCGCCCGTACATGCTCAGGGTTGGCGGCACGCCACGCCTTCAGATCGGCTTTCACCTTTCCAAGGTTGGCGAGACGCCACGCCGCGAAGATTTCACGCCTGCGTTCCGGGTTGCGGGCGGCCCAGTCTTTTGCCCATTCACGGCATTTTTCAGGATGCGCTTGTTGCCATGCAAGGTTTTTAGCCTTACGCTTCCCTAGGTGCTTTGCGTATCTGCGCGCCTCCGTCGCGGCCACCGCTTCAGGCTTCTCTTTGCGGTATTTTGCTTGAGTAGCCTTGTGGCACTCGACGCACGCTCGCGTGCTTACCAGCCTCTCTGCAACATGCCCGCGCTTGCAGGGCCTCCCCGTAAAATACCGGAGAAGTCCTGCTTGCCGTGCTGTTTTTAGCGAGACCGTAAGCATGTCGTCAATCGTCTTTACTGCGCGGCATACGCCGAGCCGTCGTGGTTCAGAATCACGATGCCCGAATTTTGAAGGACTTTGCTCCCCATGTACGCGGTGGCGCGAGCGTAGGAGTAGTCCTGCTCTTCGTCGTACCCGACTGCGGACGCGATGTTCGCTACGTCACAACCGTGGCCGATGGCCGACTTGTGGTACATGATGCACTTTTCTGCAGCAGTACCCTTGCCGGTCAAGTTCGGATGCACGATCCAATTGACGTTGGCCCAGCGGAACATCGTCATCCCACCTTCAAACGGCTTGTTATTCACGTAATCGACGCTCGCGAATTCCTTCGTCTGCATCAGGTACGCGTAGAAAGCCGGGGTGATAAGGGCGGAGATGTTGCCGTCCATTGGGACCGAGTTGTTGCCGAGGATGGTCAGACCGTACATGGCCAAGGCCAGCGAGGCGGTGGCCGCGGTGCCGGTGTCTTGCGTACCGGTTTCGAGTGCGGTGATGATGTCCGAATCGACCTTGCGGTTCAGGACGCCCATCGTGGTTTCTTGCATGATGCGGCGGCCGTCGCCTTGCGAGGCGTACAGGTTGAAGCGGGTGCGGCGAACCAGGTCATGCCACTCGACCAGCGTCGCGGTGTTCTGGTTCAGGTTGTCAGCACGTGCCGGGATCAGACCATTGACACCGCGGGTGACAGCGGTGGCGCTGCCGGAGTCGGCGACCAGGAAGACGATTTGGTTGCCCTTCACTTCACCTTCGGTCGTGACCGTCTGGCGAACAAGGGATTGGCGCTGCTCGAAGCCCGCGATGAACTCGTCGCGGTACTGTGTTTGGAAGGCGGTATCAGCCATTTGAGGCTCCTAAAAGATTATGGTGGTGTTCAACTTCTACCCATTGCTTTCGGGGTGGCCAACTTTATCAGCGCCTTCGGGGTGCCCTTTCGGGGCCGTGTCGCTTTATGTCGGGGCCTTGGCTTAGGCTTGCAATTCGGGTTATACCTGCTGCAACGAAACTATGCAACTGTACTATCTGCTACACATCAAATCGACTGCTCGTGCCAGTTCAATTCTGCTGCGATGTTCGAGGTGCCGGAGAAGGACGTGCAGACGACAGACACGACG